TGATATCGATGGTGTTCATCCTTGTGACCATGATGATCCTCGTAACGTGGCTAAAGTTGTTGGCTACTGTACTAAAGACAAGGACTTCATTGCAAATTTTGAAGTTTCTCAAGACCCTTACTTAATGGCCTATTCTGCTAAGTCTGCTCCTGAGGCCCTAGAACTCATTCGTCTCAAGCGACCTCGTGACTGGTGGATGTACTCGTCTAACTTGGCAAAAAGTGCGGATCTTTTGTTCAGAAAGACCCTTACTGTCCCGAGCCCTAATATCGAATTAAGGGATGATCAACTTGAAATAGTAAATTTACTCGAACAAGTCCCCGAACCTAGAAAAATCATTTGGATTTGGTCCGATACCACTGGGGCTGGCAAGTCTACCTTTAAGAAGTATTGTCGTACACGATTTAATATGATGTACGGTGCTAAAGACCTTAAGGAAACCCTTTACGTCTATAAAGATCAGAATGTTATCTGGTTTGATGTCTGCCGTCAAGAGCCCTTGGATGCAAACTTCACTTCAATGCTTGAAGCATTGGCTAATCAAGATGTTCAAGTCTCTACTAAGTATCGATCTGTGGAAAAGGTTGTTATTGCTCATGTGGTTGTGTCTTGTAATCGAGCCCCTCCTCACGAAAAACTCCCTGATCGCCTTATTGAGTTTGATTGGAATGCTCATGGAACCCGTGTAAATTCGTTTCACGTAGGAAATAATGTTTTTGTATAATAAAATGCAATGGCCTTCCGTAGAAGATCCCGTTTCAGACGTAAGCGAGCCCGAAGACGAAGACCTCTTAGATCTATTCGGCGAAAGTTCCGACGAGGAAGAGTGTCTAGAAGTCGAACCATTGTTCGAGCCCCTATGCAATCTCAACAGACCTACGTAAAACTCAAATGGTCTCGTAGTGTCGTTTTCAATCCTACTGGTAATTCATCAAGCTATACTCTCAGAGCTAATGATCTCTTTGATCCTGATACCTTGGATGGTAATTCTCACCCTACTGGTTTTACTCAGTGGATGTCTTTCTATAAGAACTATTGTGTTCTTGGTTCTAAAATTATAGTGGATGTAGTCAACCGTGGTGCTACTAATCCTGCGCATATCTTCTTGTATGCGAATAATCAGCCTAATTTGGCTAATAACTCTAACTTCTATAATAATGCTGGTACAATGTTGAAGCAATTGACTCCTGCTGGAGGTAGTCACTCTACTACTCGTATGAAGATGTATAACACTACTAAGAGAGTGTTTGGTGCTCCTGTGGTAAACAATGAAGTTTATTGGGGTACAGCCTTTGCTTCTCCTCCTACTATAGGTCGATGGTACTGGCATTTGTATGCCCTTAATCCTCCTCACATCACTACCAGTGAGAATATCAACCTTACTATTTTGATACGTATGAAGTTCTATTGTCGATTATTTAATCGTATTACCGACTTACCTCTTACTGCTGGTCTTACCTCTCAAGAGTTTATGGATGATGTCGATTATGTTCCTCATGAAACTATTCAGGTTCCTCCTCCACCTTATGAAGCAGGTCCACTTGGTAATCAAGGTCCTCAAGGTACTCAAGCCCCCCCGACTCCACAACCTCAAGGTCCTCAGTCCCCTGTATGTCATCACCATCACCATCATCATTGCACCTACGACTAAGTCAGATTCAAGTCGGCGAGCGAAAGCTCTTGCTGCTAAACGGGGGGGGGCCCGGGGGACATGACCGGGGTTCCGGGGTGTGAGGCTATGCCTATGCGGAGCAAGGCAAGCCGGAAACCCCGTCCCCCGTCACGGACTGCCATTTAGGGCGTACTGTCCGGACGGGCTATTTTTGGTTGAGCTATAAATAAATTGTTTTCAACTTGAAAGTCAGATACCAAAATCCGTTTTTTTCGACGCCAACGCCAACGCCAGGCTTTATAACATTGCTAAAGCCTGTAGCGTTATGGCGTCTGCGGAATCTTCCACCGAAATTTCCAAACCAAAAAAGCCATGGAGATGCAACCGAAAGGGATTCTACCTAACCTATGCCCAGTCAGGGTCTTTGACCAAGGAGCGTGTCTTGGAGTTCATGGAGTCTCTTGGGGAGATAGAGAAGTACTGCATTGGTACTGAGAAACATAAGTCTGGAGACCCTCACTTGCACGCCTATATCAAGTTTGAGAAGAAGAAGAACTTCGTCAATTGCCGTTGGGCTGATATCGATGGTGTTCATCCTTGTGACCATGATGATCCTCGTAACGTGGCTAAAGTTGTTGGCTACTGTACTAAAGACAAGGACTTCATTGCAAATTTTGAAGTTTCTCAAGACCCTTAC